TACTTGGCTATCAAAGGCAAAGTCTCCTCTACAGCATTGTAAGTGGTTTGGTTTATCATCCAGTGTGACTGCATGCTTAACAGGTAATTCTTCAATTTGTACATGGTTTTGTAGTTTAACATACAATATAAAATATATATTTGTAATTTGTTGCAAATATTAGTAGAATAACCCACATGGAAAATCAAGCATTAATAGATGATGGTAAACAGAGAAAGAGTTTGGCTGTAGATGTTAAGACTTATGACTTACTTCAAGATATATGTAACCAAGAGCACAGATCGAAGATAGACCAGCTCAAGGTTCTTATTGAGAAAGAACATAAACGCTTGACCACAGCAGTAGTCTAATGTTCTTCAAAAGCATTATGACTAAGAAACCAGTACCTCAAAGTTATAAGCCTGTGGTGGAAGCACCAGAGGTTATAGAACTTTACAGCAGATTAACATTGCACCACCAGACAGCTCTTCTAAGGTTAATCTCTAGGAACCTAGAGATAGAGATAGATGGGCAAACTACCATGGGATATGACATGGACTTCGAGGTCGAAGGAGCAATGATTAAAGGTACTGAGTCCTTAGACTAAGCCAGCAATACCAGTCTGTCTTCTCATAGCAATCTCTCTATCGTCTTCGTTAGGAAGGATAGTAGGAGACATCATTTGTTGTGGAGCTAGTGTGGGTTTAGGAGCTTCAAACATATTACCTTGTACTTGTGGCATCTGGAAGCTATCTATAGAACCTTGTAGGTTTTCTGTGTCTTGTTGTTGAGTTTCTTGTGGTAATCCATCGCCCATGTAAGGTCTTTCAGGGTCTTCAACAATTTCTTCAAAACCTTCTACAGCACCTCTAGTCATGGTTTGTTTTAAACCATAATCGTATTTATTAAAAACATTGTAAATTTCATCCATTGTTTTGCCAGCATCAGCGTCAACCAAAACATCAGCCATTTTTTGCATGTAAGCTTGTCTTTGTTCTATTGCAATACCTCTCATTAAATCATCACCAACCTGTCCTGTTACTAATCTAGGTATAAATCTAATCGCTGCTAAACTTGTATTTATAGCTTTAGCTGACATGTTAGGAGCTTCTTTAGCTATCACTTCTTCCATTGCACTAAATGGTTGAGTAATAGAGCCACCTCTTGGAACTCTTTTAAAAGCAACGCCCATTAAATCTACCATTTTAGACCATTGTGCAAATTCGTCTGGCTCTAACATTTCTTTTAACATTACATTAACATTAGAATTTGACATAAATTTTTGAAACCCCGGTAACCCTTGTTCAAGCAAATCTGGATTATTAAGCCTGTTTAAATTTTGCAGTATGTATTCTTTTTTTACATCTTTAAAAAGGTCTGGGTCTGCTACACGCAATATTCTTTTTGCGTTTCTTAATGATTTAATAGAAACATTGGGGTCAAACAAATTTTTCATTGCTGTTGCTGTTTGCTTGTCTGTCATCATTTTAGCAAACCTACCAATAGCACTTTTTTCTATTTGCATCATAGATGGTTTGTTTGGGTCATACACTCTTCTTGCCAAACGATATATCGGCTCTGCTTCATCCATGAGGTCAGTTAACTGGTTTGATACGCCAAGCATAACTGTATAATCTTCAGACCCAGTGTCTCTTGCTGCGTTTATTAATACGTTCATATCACTTGTTCTTCTTTGGTCTAAAGAACTTAAATCATCAATTATTTTATTATCAGCATCATAAAACAAACTTTTAAGTTTTTTGTAATTTTTAACACTATCTGGAGAGGTCTTTATTGTGTTAATTATGCTTCCTGTTTTTTCATCTCGCACCACTCCAGCTATTTTATCATCAAGAATTTTAATTAATCCCTCAACCCCATTAACTTTTATGCCACCGGGATAATTTTTAATGTAGTCATAAAGCACCCTAGCCCTTGCCTTTCTTTTTTTAATCAACTCATCTACAGTCTTTTGTGAAGCGTTAACTATTCTAGTATTGATGTCACCAACGCTTTTGGCAGAACCAATTTGGTTGGCAAATTCTTCTATAGATTGTTTAGTCAACTGAGCCCTAGTGGCATAAAAACTTCTTATGTTATTAATTTGTGGTTGTGCTGACAAAAAATGTTGTATACCAATACCTTTATTTGCTATTTCACCAGCTTCTGCTGGAGTCAATTCTATGCCAAATTTTTTGCTTTCTTTTATAATTTCATCTGTACTGGTTCTTAGATTAACTAACATTTTTAACAAATCATCTCTGCCTAAAAATTTATTAACTACTTTTCTTGTAGGACCCATGCCAAAAGGCAACGCAGAAAATAAACTAGACATACCTAAATCTTTTATAGCAGCTGCCATTTCTTCTGGAGGTGCGTTGTAAAATTGGTCTATAACCAACTCCCTCGAATATCTATTGATTCCACCAACCATTAGGTTTCCAGTAGCTCCACCAGCTGCGGTGTAACCAAGTATTGTTGCACCTACTGCCCAAGGATTTTTAGGTCCTTGTGCTGCTTTTTTCAATCCCATTTCAAAACCTTTTTTTGCACCAGCAATACCACCAGCAACGTCTGATATAAATGTTGTAGCTGGTACAAGGTTTGGAACTATTTTGTCACCTACTAACCCATAACTAGCTAAATCTGGAAACTCTTTTGCCCAATTTCCTACATTATCATCCCAATAAAGCAAATCGCCTTGGTCATTTATTTTGTATTTAAAAGGTGCGTTAGGGTCATTTGGGAATCTTTCAGAAGCTAAATAATCAATCATTGTGTCTTGATTCATAAACAAATTAGCTCTTGTTTTACGCATCATATAATTGTCATTAATTTGATTTACTTGTTGTTGTCTCAAATTAATCTCATTAACTTTTTGTATATCTTTGTCTAATTCTGATTGTGACATGTGTTATTGACTTAGTTGTAGGTTTAAATCTTCTAAAAGCTGTCGAGCTCTAGGTTCATCCTGTTCAGGATAATCACCATTCTCAAGTTTTCTTTTTATTTCATCTCGTTGAGCTCTAAGTGCATTTTTATCACCAACTGGATTGCCTTGTGGTCCTCCACCACCAGAAGAAGATGTACTTGATTGTCCTGTATATCTTTCTTTGGCTGTGTTGTAAGCTTCTAAATCTTGTCTCTCTATTAGAGAAGATTGTTCTTCTTCTGTGAATAGTGGATTGTTTTTCTTCCACGTTACAGCAAACAAAGCCAAATCATCAGAAACTTGAGAGCTACTTCGTTTTACACCCATTGTTGCTGCATCGTCTTCTATTCTTCTTTTTTCAACCATATATGCTTCGGCAAATTGTTCTTGTCTATCTGCCATTCGGTCCATGTAACCTAACATTTCAAGATAACCTTTGTGTGTTCTGCCCATAGTAGCAGCAGCCTGTAAAAACATTTCCATTTCTCTGTTAGAAATAGCACCTTTTGTTAAAGCAACAGTAGCCATGGCAAAGCCTATACCTAATTGATTTCCTAAGTCTTCAGAAGCCAATCTATCCATGTTAATGTTAAAACCCAACCCAGCCATTATGTTCCTTGTCCAATTTGTCATTTCTGGAACTGCTCCAAATCTTTCAGGATATAAACCATTTTCAGTCAATCTATTAGCATTTAACCTAGCCTGTGCAACTGTATCTCTAGTAGAAGAGGCAGCCATAGATTCATCTATAATTTTACTTTGAAATTCTGATTGTGATTTTGCAGCTTCTTTGTCAGCAGTGGTTTCTGTCGTTTGGTCTACGTTTACAATACTGCTTGGGTCAGTCACTTTTGCCCAGCCTAAATCAGTAAGCGAATCTATCTTGCCTAAATTAGCACTGTTATCTCTTATGCTTATAAAGCTAGGTGAACCTATAGTTTCGTTTCTACCTAGTAGTGCATTAGTTTCTTCACTAGCAACACCCTCTATACGAATATGCTCTGCTGGGTTATTAGCTGATTTAATATTCATTAAAGCTAATTGATTTAAAAAATCTTCAGCTTTTTGTTCATCTTGCATAGCAAGCCTCGCTGCCTCTAAACCCATTTGTTGTTTTGTTTTTTTATCGTCAGCTAATGTTTGTCTCATAGTTTGAGAGGCTTTGTTAAAACCTAAAGCCAACCCAGCTCCAATAGCATTAGGTCTATCGGTTTGCATTTGTGCAGATAATCCTTGTGAAAGACTTGTAGCTAAATCAAAAAAATCAAAATTTCTTGAAGGTTCTTGTAAAGAACTTAATCTTTGTTTATATCTTTCAAAAGTTTTATTGTAATTTTCTTCCTTTTTGGAATTAATTTCATCTTCTAAATTTTTAATATTTTCTTCAAGGGTAATTTCTGCCATTATCTTGTCCTAGGTTGATTAGCCATGTTACCTAAAGCACCTAACGCCCCAAGACCTACATTAATACCAGCCATCATTGGACTAGGCTTAGGCGTAAACTGTGTACTTGTTTGGAAAGAACCTTGTGGAGCCATACTAATGAATGGTGATAAAGCTTGATATTGTGCCAATGGAGCCGCTTGTGCTGTCAGTTGGTTAGCTCTCTGAGCATCTAGTACAGCTTGATTCTGTGCTTGTTGCATACCACCTGAACTTAACAGTTGGTTCACATCAAATGCACCAGCTTGTTGTCTAGCAGAACCTAAGTTCTGTAGGTTACTACCTAAACCAAACTGAGCATTGGCTAGATTCTGTCCATATTGCGTTTCTAAAGCACCCATATTACTAAGAGCACCAGCACCAGTCTGAGCTGCTCCAAACCTTGTACCAGCTAAACCAGACAGTGTAGAACCTAAGTTTTGTTGTGCACCTAGCTGTGCTCCAGCTAATCCAGTCAACTGACTGCCTAAAGCTTGCTGTGCACCTAGTCTCTGACCTGATAAACCAGCCAAACCAGACGATGCAAGTCGCTCTGCTTGTCTTTGCCTTGCAAACTCACCTAAACCTGTCTGTTGAGCTTCTGAGAAGCCTCTTGATCTAATACCGCCTAGAGCCTCAGCAAGACCCCTACCTAATGATTCTCTTCGCTCTGACGCTCCTAATCTTGCCCTAGAACCAAATGCTGACTCACCACCTGTTTGTATGTCTCTAGCTCTTTGAGCCATGTCTTGTTTATCACCAGCTTCTAATACATCATCAATGGTTTGTTGAACCACTCGATCTTCGTAAGGATTGTAGAACTGACTGGTTAATCCTTGGTCGTAACCACCTGTAGTGCCTCTCATAAGATTCTCTGATTCACCGAGTCTTCTACCAAATCTGTCAGTAGCACCTATACCTCTACCAGCTATGCCACCTAATTGTGTACCAAAGTTACCAGCAGCTCCTCTTGCGATGCCTTCTACACCACCTAATTCACCTTGTAGATTGCCTATACCACTCTGTAGCTCCTGTAGTCCTCTCTGTTGAAAGCCTCTGCCTCTTTCTATGCCCTGACCTATATCAGTAACACCTCGCCTAAAAGAACTTTCTGCTCCTGTTAAGAATGGGTCTTGTATACCAACATTGCTTCTGGCTAAATCCATGCCAGATGTTTGATCACCTGTAAAACCAGCTCTTTGTTCTTCTACTACTCTTGGTGTGCCATCAGCGTTAAAGAAAGTCTTTTCAGCAGCTCGCATAGCACCGGGAATAAAGCCACCCTGTCCATCTAAACCAAACAACAACTGTTGTGTTAGTGCATCCATACCTGTTTCGTTTCTCTGTATGGTAGGAATGTAATTAGGTGATTCAGTCTGACCAGCACCTGTGTATGGAGCTAGTGGTTGTTCTCGGTCTGGTAGTGTTGTAGCACCAGTTCCTTTACCCAAAAAACCACCTGAATAAGAGGGAATACCTAACTCTGCTCGTTCTTCATCGGTATACGTTCTTCCAAGCAATCCTCCGCTACCTGTTCCTGTCGTTGGAGTTGCATATTGTACTTGTGGTCCAAACATAGCCTGTGCAGCTGCTAAACTATCTTCTCTATTGCCCAAAAAATCAGACATATCTATTCCATTATCAGTTCCCAATGGTAGTAGTTCACCAAGATCATTAGGTGCTGGTGTTACTGCTGGAGTAGGCATCTGTGGTGTAATACCTGACGCTAACAAGTTAGCATTAATTTCATCCATGTTTATTTGTGGAATCTGTACTGACTGACCATTTGGTAATGTAATGGTTTGCATAGGTAACATCGAACCAATGCCACTCATTTGTGTAGGTTGTATTTGCGGTAACGCTGGGTTTTGTAACGCTGGAGCTGTTGCCCTATCTCTTACACTGTCAAATAAATTATTAAAAAATGCCATATTACTTCTTTAAGCTGGTCTTGCTTGACTGCTAAAAGCCTCCATAAGTTGATACATTAAATCAGTGCCTCCATCCCTACTAGGAGCACCTGTAGGACTTAGAGTTATTATGCCACTTTCGTTGTTCATGTTGTAAGAACCAGCACCTCTAACAGCTTGTCCTGTCATGACAAACTCGCCATCTGATAACATTGCTGGCACATCGTCACTGGTTTCTGTACCTTCGCCATTGATCTGTCCGTTCATTCTATCAAAATCTTCTATAGCTACGTTGCCACCTTTAGCATAAGCCATAGGCATAACATAACCACCCATGTTGTAACCCATTCTTTTGACTACATCTGGAGCTACTCTTGCTAGTGATTCCAAGCCTTTGTTTGGATATTGTACTTCTCCGCCTTCTTGCATACCTCTAGCCATACCGCCCTCAAGGTCTTCTACAGCTCCGCCATACATCATTTCTCTTGGTTGACCACCACTAAGTTGTGGCATTGTGTTAGCTGGTAACAAACCAAACTCAGTAGGATTAGGTGCTCGTTGACCCATTCTCCTAGCGATCTCAGCTTCTAAGTTATATCGACCAGCTGCGTTCATAGTATTCAATGGTGTCAGTTGTACACCTTTGTCTTTCTTAGTGTCTTCATATGCCAATTTGCCTAAACCAGTAGCCAAAGCACCTATGCCCAACATACCCATGCCACTTAGACCACCTTCTGCGTTTCTCATGAAACCACTCAAAACAGGACTGCCATCAGGATTTGTTATGATGTTACCATTAGCATCTCGCATGGGTTCTCCACCATAGACATCCCTAAGACCACTAGCACCACCAAATCCAAAGGCATCACCAACACTTTTAATTAGTTGTGGTGTTTTGAACTCATTTGCTTTTTGATACTCTGCTTGTGTAATTACATTGCCTTCTGCATCTTGATAAACTATTGAGCCATCTTCTTGTGTTGTAGCAGTGCCTTGTTGTCCTCCACCAAACAATCCACCTATGCCTCTTCTTATAGAAGGACCTATGGTTCCACCAAATATACCCGGTGTACCCTCTGCTGGGTTAAAGAAGCCACTGCCACCTTCTCCACCACCAAACAACCCACCTATACCACTTTTCATACGTGGTCCTAGAGTTCCACCAAAAATACCTGTTGCATCAGCACTTGGGTTAATACCCGGTGTTCCACCAAAAAATTGACCTATTTTACTTTCACCAAAAGCTTTGCCTATCTTGCTATCACCAAAAAACTTGCCTATCTTACTATCGCCACCAAAACCACCTGATGCTGTCAGAAGATCGCCAATGCCACCTTCACCCTTTGCAATGTTTACTACAGCTTTAGCTCTGTTGTATGCAATAGCTGGTCCTTGCCAAGGACCGGGCACTATAGCTGCGACTGGGGCTATTACCTTAACTACTTTTTTTACACCTTTAGCTATTTTCTTTAAAAAACCATGTTGTTCAGCACCAGTGACTTCGTTAAGACTAGCGATACCTGTACCATATACCATTGATTCTGGGTCAATACCTACCTCAAGAGCAGCACCTTCTATAGCATCTTCCAAGGCTGGGTTGTTTTCTAACATCTCCCTAGAAACATTAATGTCTCCTGACCTGACATGAGCCATCATGTCATCTTCGCCAGCTCCTTGTGAAAGTTGGTCAACTATATCAGCTTGAGGTGCAAATGCTTTGGTTTTTGCATTTTCTATCATTCTGCCCAATAGTTCTTTTTCTTCTGGGTCAGAGGTCATGTTCATTTGTTCTTGCAACACTTGTAAAGCTTGTTGTAGCTCCATCATTTTTGCATCTGTACTACCAGCACTAGGTTGCATCATGCCCATTTCAGCATTGCTTATTGCACCACCACCTACAGGTGTAGTCATACCAGCAGCCATAGCTTGTCTTTGTTCTTGTGCCATATCTGGCATCTGTCCTGTGACAACCACTTCGTCTACAACAGACGTAGGTTGAGAAGATTTTATAGCATCATCAAATGACATGTTGCCCATGGCATAGTTATTAACCACTTCTTCAGGTGCGGTTCTGCCTGTTGTTTTTAAATAAGAATCTAAAGCTACAGCTCGTTGCTCTACAGGACTAACACCTCTTCTTGCACCTTGGTTAGCTATCATCATGTTCACGTCTTGGTCTGACATACGACCACCACCACTAACACCTCTTAACATACTAACAAATTGTGGGTCGTTTCTTCGTATGCCAGTCATTTCTTCTAAAGCTGGCATGAACCCTTCTACATCATTACCAGCAGACAACTGTGAAGCATAGTCAGATAACATTTCTTTGATATCCATATTCTGATAGAACCCTAAATCAGTTTGTCTGTTTGATAAACTTTCAGGTAAAGATATGTCTGCATAAGGTGGTTTTTGACCATCCGCCCTCATCATCATCCCTTGACGCATAGGTGTTTCTGTTTCACCTGTCAGACTGCTTATTCTTCTTTGTAGTTCTTCGCTTATAGCCATATTCTTAACCTATTGTTACCTATACTATCACTAGCTTATTGTAGCACCAACTTTACTAATGTCATGTGTACCATTGTTCCAAATCCCATCCATAGACAGGACCTGTTATGTTTACTGTAACATTGCCATCTAAGGTTACTGTTACAGCCCCTACAGAAGCTTTCGCTTCTAAACCAAATTGTGGACCTATTGTTAGGTTTACCCACTCGTCACCATCATATACTTGCAACTCTTCTGTTGTGGTATTCCATATAACGTCACCAGCAGTAAAAGAACTAGAGTTACGTTCAACGTCTGTATATTGAGGAGTAGCAGTAGTGTCAAAACGACCTAGATTCAACTCCATGATACGAACCAAGCGATTAAATGTATCTATAGATACCATTTCGCCTTGTGCTATAGGCAGTCTGGTTTCTAGTAGCTTGCCCACTATCTACGACCTGAAGTTTGTACGTCTAAACGTGTAGCACCAAGCCTCCATCTGTAATCTTTACGACTAGCAGTATTGTCATCATCTGACTCAAACCTAAGTACCAACTGTCTACTTCTGGTTCGCAAACTAGAGAAAGTGGATGTACTCGTTACTTGAGTAGTAGAGTCTGTCGTTAAGCTGTCACCATTAAAGTTTCTGCTTTTAACCACTATATTCATGGCTGGTGATGGCACTGTACCTGTTTGTGTATCAAATTTAATATCAGGTATAAGCTTTTTAACAAAAGCAAAGTTCTCGCCATCAGCTATGTCTATGTCTGCTGATTCTATAAAGACACCATCCATGGCATTGTTATCATCATTAAATCCTGTTTCATGTAAGAACAAACAACTTGTAGAAGAACTTGTGCCTGACGCTATTGGTTTGTTTTCAATACCAGCATCTAGCCAAGCATATCTAACTAAAGAACCTATGCTCCAAGAATTTTCTTCGTAGTTGTAAATAACATAACGTGAAATTTCATCAGTTCCATCTTCTAAGGAAGGATAGAAAAACCACACTTCTGAGAATTCAGTATTAACAGCGACATGACATTTGTAAGCTTGAGATACATCCAAATCAGAGAACACATAGTCTTGTACTGAACAAGGTAATTTCTGTACAGAACCATTGTAAAAATAGAAAGCATTTTTGGACATAAAGAATACACCTGTAGGTGAGTTACCAAATGCTTTAGGTCCTATCAAACCAGCACCTTCATTAATTAAATTAACTGAGAATACAAGAGGTGGTCCTATAAAGGTCATGCTATACAAACTGGTATCTGTCCATACCAACACTTCTTGTCTTGATTTAAGACCGCCAACTATAAGAGAACCACTAGACAATCTAACATCACCAGCACTGTTTGTGCTCAATGGCTCAAACTCTAAAGCATTTTCAGAGTCACTAAAGGCTATAAGCATAGGGTCTACAGCACCAGTTCTAGCACTACCACTTATTGGGTCAGCTCCTAATACTATTAAATGACGATCTGTTTCTGAAGTAATAACCTGTAAACCTACAGTGGGTACTAGGTTAGCACCAGATGTACCTGACAGGCTAACAGCTCTTGTAGACAATCCATTATTCTCTACCCATCTGTAAATACTGCCACCTCTAGGATTGATGATTAAATCTTCACCAAAGTTATCATGTGTCCACAATCTTAATTGCCCAGTATCAGACAACGCACTGGTAGAGCCAAATGTACTAGCAGACCATGTTCCAGAACCCCAACCAGCAGCTTGTACATAAACATCTAAGCCTGAGTTAATTTGGTAGACACCATCAACTCCAGAACCACCATTACCACTGTCACTACTGTTTGCAGTAACAGTATCTCCAGCTGTGTCTTTGGCTGTAAAAGTAAAAGTGTTGGTGCTTGGCACACCTGTAATTTGATATTCTTGGTTTAAAACAGCAGCTGTTATTAGACCACCTAGTGAAACAGAACCAGCTATAGTTACAAAGTCACCTACTACTGCTCCATGACTTGAATCAGTTGCTGTAATTAGAGATGAACCATCAGTAGCAGAGAAAGTAATGCCATTGGTAGTTGTAGCCCTTATAGGAGTGATATCGTTGTAACTACCACCATTATCTATGTAGTATTTAGATGTAGTACCAAAACCAAGATAGCGTGAACCACCGAGTGAAATCCAACTGTGTAGTGCTCTGGCTGTGTCAAAAAATACGTTGGAACTTTTCTTAGCCCAACCGCCAATTTTTTCTACACCGCCTTTTCTGAAACGTACTAAATTACCATCGACCCAACCATTTTCATTAGAATAGTCAGTTTCTTCTTTGTTTATTCCCGGCTTAAAATTAAATTTTGTGA